AGCTGCTTCGCGCCCGCGGCGAGCGCAACGTCCCGCGCAACCCGACCATCCTCGCCGAGCGCGCCTTCCACACCACCAGCGACTTCCCGGCGCTGCTCTCGGCTGCGGCCAACAAGATGCTGCTGGCGGCCTATGCGCCGGCGGCCCCGACCTACCGGACGCTGTTCCTCCGCCGCGATTTTCGGGACTTCAAGCCGCACCGCCACCTGCGGGTCGGCGACTTCCCGACGCTGCTGCCGCTGTCGGAGAATGGCGAGGTGCAGGCCGGGACCATGTCCGAGAGCCAGGAGCTGGTGTTCCTGCAGACCTTCGCCCGGCGCATCCGCGTCACGCGGCAGATGCTGGTGAACGACGACCTCGGCGCCTTCACTGACTTCGCCAGCATGATCGGCCGGCGCGTCGCGGACTTCGAGAATGCGACGGCCTATGCCCTGGTGAACAGCGCCGCCGGCGACGGCCCCACGCTCATCACTGGTGCCGCGGCGGTGTTCGGCACCGCGGCGGCGCGGGCCAACAAGGCTGGTGCCGGCACCGCGCTGGACCTGCCGAACCTGGCCCTCGGCCGCGCCGCGGTGATGCGCCAGAAGACCTTGGACGGCCTGCCCATCGCGGTCGGCTCGCAGATGCGCCTGCTGGTCGGGCCGAACCAGGAACTCGCGGCGCGGCAGCTGACCGTGTCGGTGCAGGCGACCCAGACCAGCAACGCCAACGTCTATGCCGGCTTCGTCCAGCCGCTGGTCGAGCCGCTAATCCCGAACAACCGCTGGTACTTGTTCTCCGATCCGCTGGCGGCACCGGTCTATGTCTACGGCTACCTGAACGGCGCGGAGGGGCCGCAGGTCACCACGGGCAATGTCCAGGGTGTGGATGGCGTCGAGGTCAGCGTGATCTTCGACTTCGGCGTCGGCGCTATCGACTGGCGCGGCGCCTGGTTCAACCCGGGCACCTGATCCAGCAGCTCTTCGCCACCGTCACAGCTTGGTGGTGGCGAAGGGGTTGTGGACCGTCACGCCACGCCAGGTGAACCCGTGCTGCATGTCCTCAGAGAGCAGCATGCGGCAGTCTGCCTGCGCGGCCGCCGCCAGCATCACCGAGTCCCAAAGCGCCAGACGATGGGTGGTGGCGATCTCCATCGCCTCCACCATCACCGCCGGCGTGGTGCCGATCACCGGATAGCTGTCGGACCAAGCGAGAACCGCGGTGCGGGCATCGGCAGGCTCACGCCGGGCCTTGCGCGTCAACACGACGAACAGCTCGCCCAGCGCCTGTGCAGGGACCAGGACATCCGCGCCGTCAAACCCACGCAGGATATCGAGCGCGATCGCTTTCCGATCCTCGCCGTTCACGCCCTCGGCGTAGGCCAGGACATTCGTATCGAGCGCCAGACGCATCTCAGCGCTCGTACAGATCGTCGCGGTTCCAGCGGCCGACATCGACCACGGGCTGCGCGGCAAGCCGTGCCAGCAACTCGGCTCTCGCCGCTCCGCGCGCGGCATCGGCGGCGTCACAGGGCACGAGCCGCGCCACGGGCTTGCCGTGGGCGGTCACGACGAAGCTGCGGCCTTCCTCCCTGACCTCGCGGAGCAGGCGGGAGAAGGCGCGGTTGGCGTCGGCGGCGGAGATGGCGGTGTCCATCCTTCGCTAATAGTGAAATGCACTACTTCATGCAACCCCGATCGCAGGTCGCAGCCGCTGGCTCCGGCCCTGCGCCACCCCAACCACCACTGGAGACCTCATCCCCATGCGCAACTATGTGCAGCCCGGCGACAGCCTGGCGCTGGCCGTCCCCTATGCGGGCGGTGTCACCTCCGGCCAGGGCGTGCTGGTCGGCGCGATCTTCGGTGTCGCCGCGGTCGATGGCGTGCAGAACGCCGTCATCGAATGCCAGACCAAGGGCGTGTTCGACATCACCAAGGAGCCGGCCCTGGCGATCACCGCCGGCGCGCGCCTCTTCTGGGACAACACGAACCGGCGCCTCACCACCACGGCCACAGGCAATTTCCAGGTGGGGATAGCCACGGTGGCAGCGCTCGCCGCGGACACCACCGTCCGCACCGTGCTGCTGCGTGTTCCGGCGATCGGCACATGAGCATCGATCCGAAGGCCACGCGGGGCTATCGCAACCGCAACCCGGGCAACATCGAGCACGTCCCGGCCAACAAGTGGCAGGGGATGGCCGAGCCGCCCTCGGATGGGCGCTTCTGCCGCTTCACCAGCCACGAGTTCGGCATCCGCGCGCTGGCTGCGCTGCTGGTCACCTACCAGGACCGGCACAAGCTGCGGACGCCGCGCGCGATCATCGAGCGCTGGGCGCCGAAGGTGGAGAACGACACCGCCGCGTACATCGCGGTGGTGGCGCGGCGGATCGGCGTCGGGCCTGACGATGCGATCGACCTGCATCGGCACGATCACCTCCGGCCGCTGGTCGAGGCGATCATCCACCACGAATGCGCCGGACTGAGCTATCCGGCCGGCGTCATCGATCGCGCGCTCACCCTGGCCGGGGTGCCGCCGGCGCCGCCGGTGACCCTGCGCGAGGTGGCGGCCGTCACCGGCACCGGCCGCGGTGCGGTGCTGGTGGGCGCCGCGGGCATCGCCACCGCCGTGGCGCAGGCCGCACCGGCGATCCAGGCGCTGGGCACGCTGGCGCCGGCTGTCGCCATCGCGGTCATCGCCGCCGCGGTGGTGGGCGTGCTCGCCTGGCGACTGCGACGACCAGCATGAACGCCTTCGCCGCGGCCATGGATGCGTTGGCCGCGGATCCGAACATCGGTGCGGATGCACTCTACCGGGCCGGTGGCACGGGCGCGCCAGTCCTGCTCCGCGTGGTCCGCTCGGCGCCGGACCGTCTCGGCGACGCCTTTGGCACCAGCGTGATCCAGGCCAGCGACGTGCTGACCGTCGCCATCGCCGTGCTGCCCAGCGTCGGGGCGGACGACACCTTCACCCTCGGCGCTGACACCCTGACCGTCCAGCACGCCGAGCGGGACGCCGCCGGCATCGCCTGGCGCGTCTTCTGCCGCCGATAGGAGCACCGCCATGATCGACCCGGAGCGCATCGGCGGCATCGTCGGCGAGGCTCTGCTCGCCGGCGCCCTGGGTGCGCTCGGGGCGATGGCGCGCTTCTCGTCCACCGACCGGCCACTGCTCACGCGCGCCTATCTGCTCCACGCGCTGGCGGGCGGCAGCCTCGGCACCGGCGCCTGGCTGATCGCCCATGCCTTCGAGCTCGACGGCTGGTGGCTGTTCGCCGTGGCCTGGCTGGCGGGGACGCTGGGATATGCCGCACTGCACGACCTGCTGCTGCGCATCCTCAGCCGCAAGTTCGGCGGGCGCTGATCCATGCGGCTCGGTGCCGCGATCGTCGGCGATCTGCGCAAGGTGCTGGCCGATGAGGTGAAGGCGGGCGAGCGCGCGGCCATGACCGCCATCCGCGCTGAGACCGAGCAGGTGAAGGCCGAGTTGCGCCGGCAGGTCACCACCGCCTTCTCGGGCAACGCGCGCGGAATCGCTAATGCCTGGCGGTCGATGATCTTCCCGCGGACGGGTCAGTCGCTGCGGCCAGCGGGGTTGGTCTTCACCAAGGTGCCGAACGTCATCGACGCCTTCGAGCGGGGCGCGCTGATCCGCGCCAAGGGTGGCGGGAAGTTCCTGGCCATCCCGACCGGCTTCAATGCGGCGCGGGGGCGCCGGGGGCGCGGTGAGAAGGGCATGCGGGTAACGCCCGCGCAGATGGTCGCCTCCGGCCAGGCCTTCCTGCGGCCCTTCAAGTCGGGCCGGGGCTTCGTGTGGTGCCTGCCGCTGCGGCAAGGCGAGCAGACCGGGCGCCGGCGGCGGACCCGCCTCGTGGCGGGAGGCGTTACGGAGATCGGCACCGCCAACCGCAAGGGGCGCGAGGCCTGGGCGCGCGGGCTGCTGGAGCAGGGAATGGTGCCGATGTTCCTGCTGCTGCCCCAGGTGAAGCTCGCCAAGCGGCTCGACGTGCGCGGCGCGGCCGAGCGTGGGCTGCGTCGGCTTCCCGCCCGGTTCGTGGCGGCTTGGGAGCGTGAGAGCGGGAGGTCCGCGTGAGCATCCGCGAGGCAGCCATCGCGGCGCTGCACGGCCGGCTCGTGACGTCGCTGGCCCTCCGGAACCCCGCGCCGCTGGTGCTGCGCGGCGAGACCATCCCGCAGCGCATCCCCGCCGGCGGGCTGGTTCTCGTCCGCGACGGCGAGACGGCCGAGGAAACGCCAATCCTCTCGCCGCTCGTCTGGCAGATCGAGCATCGCGCCGAGGTCGAGATCACCGTCGCTGGCGCCACGCCCGCCGCGCGCAACACGCTGCTGGATGCGTTGCTGGTGGATGTCGCGGCCGCCATCACCGCCAACCGCACCCTCGGCGGCGCCGTCGAATGGGCACAGCCCGCCGGCGCGTCCTTCGAGGATGTCGAGTTCGAAGGCGCGGCCGCGGCCCGCGCCGCTGCCGTCCCCATCACCCTCTGGTTCACCGTCGCCGGCTCGCCGCTGGCCTGATCCCCCTCCAGGAGAAAGCCCATGCCCCGTGCCATCGGCGCGAATTG